GACATCGTTCCTTATGTGGAACGTGGGTTTGCTGTTCTTGAAACTATGCCTGATTACTACAAAGCATTCTTAGGTGGGGCTATAGCCGCTAGTTTTGGACTTAAGAGTTTGTCCAACTGGGGTAAGAAGTAATGCCTGATTATCAAAGAATAGAGGCTGATTTTCCTGGATTATTATCTTTACTTTTTGAAGGAACTGGTACTGGGTGGGAAGGTAATATTGGTGGCGTTACACATCCTCAAAGAGGAGATTGTGCAGAAGGAAGCGAACGCTACGAAGCGGAAATAGCTTATAGAGAATCCTGTAGAAAAAGAAACGGTGTTGTTATTCCAAATCCTTACGATCCCTGTAATTTTGGTGGGGAATGTATAACTGGTCCTGAATTAATTAACTACTGTTCTTCCGGTAATAATAAACTTCAAAGAGGTTGCGTTGAATACGCTATTAACAACGGCATTAACTGGGACGACATGAAGCCAGGAACAAACCCTTCAGGAGGTTGTCCTTCCGGTGAAGCAAGAAATGCTGAAGGAGAATGTGAAAACAGAGAAGAGTTTAGAACTAGATGTCAGGAAGGCGGTGGACTTGTAATAGCTCCTCCCGACACTGGAGGCGCAGGTAAAGGCGGTGGCGGTAGAGGCGGTGCTAGTGTTAATGTTGGAACACACTTAGGTACTTGTTTAACTAATGAAGAAGCCTATACTTGGTGTAATCAACAAGCCGAAGGAAATGATCCTTCTGTACCTGCCCACCCTAGATGTGCTGAAGTTATTTCCATATATGAATCTAATAACGGTGGTGGTGATGACGGTGGTGGTGACGATGGTGGTAATAACGGAACCGGACTAGACAGTGATTTTGATATAAATTGTAATCTTATTAATAGACAAGACGGAAATGAGTCAGGAACTTGCGGTGAGTGTCGTCCAGGATATAAACCAGACAATACTAAATTATCACCTTTTGAAGGAATAACTCCCTGTGTTAAAATAGAAGATCGAATAGACGAAAATCCTGACTGTGTTGGACTACATAGAGAAACTGAAGAGGATGGACGTTGTGGAAACTGTAAACCCGGTTATGAGTCGGATGGAGATTTTTGTGTTAAAATAGACAACACTATTACATTAGGTACTGGTAATGGTAATGGTACTGGTAGTGGAACTGATGATGGTAGTGGAACTGATGATGGTGGTGGAACCGATAATGGTGGTAGCCCTAGTTTATCTTGTTCAGAACAATTTCGTAAAGTAGCTCAAGTTATTGAATGGGGAGGAAGTGAGTCTCCTGCTACAGAAGTATGTGGAGGTTGTCTTGATAGCTACCATGAAGACGGGTTTGGAAATTGTCTTCCTGATATGAATGAAGATGCTTGTGAGGACATAGACTGTACTGATGAAGCAAATGGAAATCATTTTTGTTGTGAAACACCTGATCCATGTGCTGAAGTTGATTGTAATGACGAAGCTAATGCTAATAACACCTGTTGTACTGGTGGTGGTTCTGGGGGAAGTACACCATTTGATTGTGCTTCAGTAGGTAAATTACCTCTTTGGGCAGGAAGCCAACCAACAAGTGAAGAAGGATGTGGACCGTGTTTACCCACTCACACTCAAAATCCAGACGGCTCTTGTTCTCCAAAAGTAAACGGAGGAGGCAACGGTACAGGACCGGGAATAGATCCAGGATTAGGAACTGGAGTAGGTGCTGGAACAGGAAGCATAACTCAAGGAATGTTCCAAAAATACATTCCTGAGTTTAGAACAGTTAAATCTGAATTATTAGGACGTGCTCCAACTTACAACAGTGGAATGAATATGGAAGGATTATTTAAAGGATTTTTTTAAATGACATACTTAGATATAGTAAATAATGTATTAAGAAGACTAAGGGAATCCACAGTATCCGACATTACTGAAACAACCTATTCCACTATGGTAGGTGATTTTGTTAATGACGCTAAAAAATTGTGTGAGGATGCTTGGGATTGGTCGGCATTACGGACGGACATAACAGTAACTACATCAAGTGGTACATCCAGTTATTCCTTAACAAACAGTGGAGAAAACACTAAAGTCCTACATGCTTTGAACGATACAAAAAATTGGTTTATGGAGTACCAGACACAAAAATGGTTTGACGATAAGTATTCTATAGCAACTCCAGCGGACGGAAGCCCTAACTATTATACGTTTGACGGCATTGATTCCAGTGATGATACTAAAGTAAAACTTTATCCAAAACCCAACGCCACTGAGTCAGTAGTATTTACAGTAATTAAAAAGCCTGTAGCGTTATCGGCTAAAACGGATACTTTATCTATACCGCATCAGCCTGTAATACACATGGCTGTAGCTTTGTTGGCTAGAGAACGAGGGGAAACTGGAGGAACAAGCGCACAGGAATACTTTGGTTTATCCGATAAATTTTTAAATGATGCTATAGCTCTGGATGCTTCCAAACACCCTGAAGAAACTATTTGGTATACACCTTAATGGCTCAACAATTACAAAACTTAACTATTGGTGCTCCTGGATTTAAAGGAGTTAACACACAGGACTCTCCTGTAAACGATGACTTTGCTTTTGCTTCAGTAGCGGAAAACTGTATTATTGATAAGTTTGGACGTATTGGTGCTAGAAAAGGAATTAAAACATTAACATCTAGTTTAACTCCTTTAGGTTCAAGTTCAGGACTTGAGGCAGTAGGGGAGTTTTTAGACGTTAGCGGTAACAACCTTATTTTTGGTTGTGGTAATAATAAAGTATTTAAGGGTACGTCCACTAATACAGTGTTGACTGAAGTATCTTTACCCGGAGGTTATTCAGTATCAGCTAACAACTGGAAGATTGTAAACTTTAATAGCAGTGCTTACTTTTTTCAACAAGGATATGAGCCTTTAGTTTACTCTAACTCCGCTGGCCTACAAAAAATGTCAGCAGTTACCAGTGCAGCAGGAACACCTCCACAGGCTAATGAGGCTGTTGGTGCTTATGGTAGACTATGGGTAGCTGATTTTGCTGCGGATAAGTCTACAGTGTACTGGTCTGACTTATTAGGTGGACATAAGTGGACCGGAGGTTCATCAGGTTCTATTAATGTAGCTAATGTATGGCCTGATGGGTACGATGAAATAGTCGCTCTGGCTGCATGGAACGGCTATCTAGCGATTTTAGGTAAACATTCCATTATTATATATCAGGGAGCTACATCGCCCTCCAGCATGTCCCTGTTGGACACTATAAGTGGTGTAGGGTGTTTAAGCAGGGACAGTGTACAGTCTACAGGAACGGACTTAATATTCCTGTCTAACTCAGGAGTAGTGAGTTTAGGAAGGACTATACAGGAAAAGTCCATGCCCCTGACTACAGTGTCCGGTACTGTTACTGATGACGTTGTATACTATATTTCATTAGAGTCGGACAAAAAGAAAATTAAAGCAGTCTTTAGTCCTGAAGAATCCATTTATTTACTAATTTTTCCTACCAGTGAACTTATTTATTGTTTTGACATGAGGGCTAAACTGGAAAATGGATCACACAGGGCAACTACATGGTCTAGTTCTTCAGTTTTAACTGGGGTAAGAACCATAGCAGGAGACTTGTTATTTGGAGGCTCTGCTGGCTTAACACAGTACGATGGATATATAGACGGTACGGAAACAACGTACCACATGAGGTATTTTAGTAATGAATTATCCTTTGGTGATCCTTCAAGACTTAAGATACTTAAAGAAATAAACCTGATTATGGTCGGTGGTCAAAATGTAACCGCTACGGCTAACTGGGCGTATAATTTTTCAAACGCTTTTAGTCAACAATCGTTTACTATAGCTGACGTTAGTTTAGCGGAGTACAACGTATCGGAATACAATACGGCTGCGGAATATTCCAGCGGTATTATTATTGCGGATGATTTTGTTAAAACCACAGGACAAGGTAAATCAGTTAAGGTAGGAGTAGAGGCAATTATTAATGATAACGCTCTCTCCTTACAACAAATGAATGTTAAAGCATTGATAGGTAGAATGACATGAGTAACTACACAAAGACAACAAATTTTCTTGTTAAGGATTCTTTGGCATCCGGTAATGCTGCTAAAGTTGTTAAAGGTTCAGAGATTGACACTGAATTTGACAACTTAGCAACCGCTGTTGCCACTAAAGCGGATACGGCTAGTCCTACTCTAACAGGAACGGTAACTGCAACTACCGTCAATGTATCAGGAACCCTCACTGCAGGGACTATTGAAGGAGGGACTTACTAATGACTAATCCAAACATTACACCAGCAGGAGCAGTTCCTCCTGACACAGGATTAGGAACAGGAGGAGGAGCAACAAATACAGGAACAGGAACAACTACTAACTCTAACTGGTGGGAAAACCTATTAGGAATTGGAGAAGGTCTTTTTGGAAATGTAGGTTTACAGGACATTGGCAGTTTAGCTCTTGTTGAAAAAACCTTAGATGATCTTAGAGACGCAGGTAAACTAGCTACCTCCGGTGCAGCGGCTATAGGCCAACAAGCTCAAAAGGACGTACAGTTTAAACCTTTTACTGTATCCACTGGAACTGGAGACACAGTAACTACTACTCCTGAAGGAGGAGTTAATGTCGGTTTAGGTGATAGACAACAGCGTTTTCAAACTGATCTATTTAACAAATTTGCAGCAGACGTTAATCCTTATGGTAGACCTGGTTTACAACTTACTGGAGCAAGTGACAGAGGCTATGATCCGGTTTATGCCAAAGCTATGCAGGGAACTAAAAGTTTATTTGATCCTGTTTTACAAGAACCTGAAACTCGATCTCAGGCTATCTATGAATTATTAAGACAAACTCAAAGACCTGATGAACAACGTCAACAGGCGTTATTGGACGAATCCTTGGTTAACCGAGGTAGACAGGGAATGCGTACTGCCATGTTTGGAGGTACTCCTGAACAACTGGCTATGAATAAAGCCCTACAGGAAACTCAGGCAGCTACAAGACTAAAAGCTATGGAAATGGCTAGAGCGGAACGTGCTGATGATTTAGGTACACAAAGAGCGTTGTTTGATTTGTCCGGTGCTGCATTAGCGGCTCCTGAAGCTGTTAAAGCTGCTCAACTACAAAATCTTACTGGTATGTTAGGTCTAGGTTATACTCCTTCTAAGATGGCTATGGCTGGTTTCCAACCTGCTGTTGATGTAGCGTCCATTGTAGACACAGGAAGAAGACAAGGTGCTGGATATTTAGCTGATACAAGTTTAGCTGGTTTACAAGCATTGTTACAAGCTGAAGCAACTAGAGCTAATTTGTTAGGTGAAGTAGCTACTGGTATGTTAAGTGGTGCGTCTCAAGCTGGAGGCGGTGATGACAAATATAGTATGTGGGATTTAGGCGGTGACGTTGTAGGTTTAATAAGTAGTTTGTTTTAGGAGAATAAACAATGGCAAATAAATTAGGCGGTGTAAAATTAGACATTTACCCTGAGATGTACACTAATCCTTTAATGAGAGTTAGAGGAAACCAAGGTGGGCAATCACAGGGGTTATTCTCAGAGTTACTACAACCTGCTCCAAGGTCCTTCTTAGACAGCACTGTAGCAAATCTTATGGGGCGTGGTGATCCTAATGCTGCGCTAAGAAAAGAGTATTTAGCTGAACGTGATCCGTTAAAACAAGTTGAAATTTTAAAACGAGCACCTAATTTAGGCATAGATCAATCTATGGCTCTTACAAAATACGAAGAACAATTACGGACTGTTAAAAAGACTAAAGCGGCATTTTCTCAAACTGCGGATCAATTAGAAGCATTAGCTGATAGTTTACCGGACAGTAATCCAAATAAAGCTAGATATAAAGCTATTTCTCTTGTTGTACGAAATGAAAATCAACAGGCTATGGAATCTGCTCAAACTATATTAACTCAAAATAAAGTTTTAGAGACAGAAATAGTAAATCAACAAGGTATAAAACAAAAAGTTCTTGTAAACGAAGACACCGGAGAAATTATAAAAACTCTAGGACGAGTAGAAGGAGACGTATTTGAATATATAAACGTGAGTGGAACTAACGAACCTCCAAAATATATGATTACAAAAAATGGAGAACCAATTAGGAATGAAAATGGAGACATTGATTTTTTAGACACTCTGACTGAAGCTGAAAAAGAAACAATTACAAATGAAGCAATATTTAAGGCGGGAGGTGTACTAGCTGAAATTGACAAAGCTGAACAATTAATAGGCAAAGTTGCAGACCAATCAGGCTTTTTGGAGACTATTCAAGGAGTATTGCTTGGATCAACTGGTTTTGGTGCGCTAAAAAAATATCTTCCTGCAACAGAAGCTAGAACATTAGCAAATTATTTAAACACAATTAGGTCTAATGTTGGTTTTGATGAGTTGCGTAAATTAAAAGACGCTGGAAGTTCTCTTGGACAAGTTAGTAACATTGAAAACTTGTTACTACAGTCAGCACTCGCTACTTTAGATCAATTTGCTTCAAAAGAAGCGGTATTAGACGCTTTAAGTAAAATTAAACAATCTTATTTACGAACTCAACAAGCAGCTAAAGGAACACTAAAAACACAATTAGTTGGAGAAGAATTTCCTCCTAAATATAGAGGCTGGCAAAGTTATAAAATTGACGACACTAGAATAGGTTTAATTGGACCTAACCTTGGTGATTTTGCCATAATAGATTTATAAATTAAAAGGGAATTGTAATGAGTGAAGAAGAGCAATTAAAAGCGTTGCTTAGAAAACAGTATTTTGGTGAGACTGAATCTATTGACGAAACTAAATCTGAAAATATTGATACTGTTTCAACTAATGTAGATAGTTCAGATGATAAATTATTAAAAGAATTGTTAAGAAAACAATACCCAGTTGAGCCAACTGTTAAAACTTCTGTTGAAACTTCTGTAGAACAAGATTTTACTTTTTTAGATAAAGTTAAGGAAGCTAGACAATTAAGAAGTGAATCTGTTGGACAAACTATTTCAGATTACGCTGTTTCACGGGAATTAGAAAAAGCTAGTCCGTTAAGAGACTCAATGTTTCTTGAAAATAACCGAACAACTCTACCTTTAACCGGAGCTACCACTCAAATTCTTGGAGACACAGTTGGGTTTGCTGGAGACATTATTTCCGCAGGGGTTACTGAATCTGTGGAGTTACTTCCCGAAGCGTTTAAAGCTTCAGTATCAGAAGGGGCTAAAAAATTAGCTACTAAAGTGGCTAATACAGGTCCTGGTAGATTTGTTTTAGAAGCTTTTGGTATGGGGGGACGAGCATTAGAAATAGCTAAAGAAAAATATCCTCAAGAATATAAAACTTTAGCAGGTACAATAAATACTGCTTTGTGGCAAAATCAATTAGTTCCGAATACAGGTAAATTAATAAAATCTTCTGGTTTAGAAAACAATCTTTGGGAATATACTAAACCTAGTTCAAAAAAATCTTCAGGAATAAGTTTAAAAAATGTTGGACAAAGAAACGTATTAAAGCCAGTAAGAGGAAGAGATCAAGATGTTTTTTCCGTTATTGAAGACACATCTAAAGAAGCTCAATTAAAAGCTGTTGACAACACAACATCAAAACCAGGAATATTAGGAAAACAAGAGCGTTTGTTAACTCCTGAAGAAAGAGCTTTAGTAGACGAAGCAAAATTAATTCCTGGTTTAAAATCAACCAGTACAATGCAACATAATTTTAATTTGGTTCGAGACAAAGGTGAAGCACTAAAGAAAAATATTAAAGCAAAATTAAAGAAAAATAATATTTCCGTTGATATTGAAAATGTTAAAAGTAAAATAACGGAAAAACTAGATACACTTCAAAGTAGAAACGCTGAATTATTTAATGTTAAACAATTAAAAAATTTAGAAATGTTTGAACATTTAGCTGCTAAAGTTTTAGCTGATTTAGACAGATACGGACATACTGCTGCTGGTGCACATAAAGCTAGGGTTAATTTAGATTCTTCTTTTCAAAGTTTAAAGCAAGTTGACGAAAAATTTAAAGATGCTGATAAAGAGGCTATTAACGCAGCTTATACCCAACTTAGATTAGCTTTAAATGAAACAGTAGATGAAGCTATTCCTGATGTTGCTCCTTTAAGAGCACAATACAGCCGTTTAATTACTATTAAAGAAAATATTAGACCTAAAGTTGTAGGGGAAGACAGTAGTGCGATAGGTAGGTTATTTCAACGATGGGGTGTTGGAGGAGAAACACAAACTTTTGCAGGTAAAGCAGCAAATATGTTCTTTAAAACTCCTGCTACGATTGCGTCTCCATTTTTGTTGGCAGGTTCTAAGTTTAAAGATTTAGCTAAAGATGCTCCAGTACAAACAGTCAAGGGTAAAACAATTTATATTCTTAGGGATGTTATACAGGAAGCTAAAAGAGGAGCTAGTAAAATTAAAGACCCTCAAGAATTAAGAAGATTAAACGCAGACATTAAAATTGCTCAAAGTTTGTTAAACAACCTCGAATCAGGAAAAGAAGATGAATATTACAATGAAGTTGAGGAAGAAGTAACAGAACCTACAAAACAAACTGTAAAAACACCAACAAAAAGAACTCAACAGCCAGGAATGACTGCTCCGTTTACCCTAAAAAATCAAAGTGTTTCTTTTTAAGGATTTTATAAATGCCTCTTGTAATTAAACCTCCTGCAACTACCTCTCTTGAAGGATATAGAACGGGTCTGTTTGATTCGTTAGGAACAACTTTAGATTATTTAGGTCGGCCTCAAAATGCGTTAGCAGGAATGTTAGATTTTAATAACGAAACTAAGTTTTTAGATCGAGCGTATAAAGGATTAACTGGTAAAGAAGATTATGATTATGTAGAAAATCCTTATGCAAACTTTATTTTGGAGGCGGTTGTTGACCCTGTAAATGCTATTCCTTTAGGTATGTTAAGTAAAGCAGGTAAAACTGATTTAGGTTTAGGAGGACAAGGCACTGAATCCGCTGGTAGATTTATGAGTTCTTTTTCTAACTATATTGATAATTTTTATGGTAAAGCTAAAGGAGCCGTAAACACTCCAAGTGAAATACAGTTAGGACAAAAGTTAATTAAAGCAGGTGAAAAATTAAAAAATATTCCTTATTTTGGCAAAAAGTATATAAAAGACAAGTTGCCGGGTCCTGATTTAATGAGAAACCCAAAACTAATGCAGCAAGCCCAAGCTAATTTAGGAGCTAAAGCATTTGGATTTTGGAAAAATTTAAAGGAAGGAACAATATCAGGAATTAAATCTGAGTTTGATCCTATAGCTAGAGCTTTGTATAGTGAAAAAGGAATTAACCTTAATGCTCAAAAAATGGTTAAAGAGTTTTTGGAAGCTGGAGATGATGTAGCCAGAGCTATACCTAAAGCAGTAGCTCAAGTTATTTATAATGCTCACATTGCCGTTCAAGCAGGTAAAAAAGGAGGATTTGATGCGTTAGACCCTTCCATTAAAGGAGTTTTAGAAAAAAGTTTTGTTCGGGGCTATGAAACTTATACTCCTGGATCGTTTTCTTCAATGTTCAAAAAACATCCTGCTTTAAAAAACAACAGGAAAATGAATATAACTGATAGAGAAGCCGATATACTGGAAAACCATATTATTGACCAACAAGGTGTCCCTGATTTAACTGTAATGAAATCTTCTAATATATTTTCTGGTAATCATATTTATGATTTAACATCACAACGTAATTTAAACATACAATTAATAAAATCAACTTTTGCTAACAACAAAAAATTCAATAATGTTGAAGAATTAAAATCTGCTTTAGAAATTTCTCAAAAAGAAATACGGACAAAACAAAGTAAAGAATTAATGTCTAAAGATATTGTTATTTTAGATAAATTTAATGATCCTGATAATCCTCTTTATGATCCAACGGGAATTTGGATTTTCACTAGCCACCCCGGACAAGCTATTGTTGAAGGAGGGGCAAACTATTTAATGAAAATTAAACCTAAGGGGGAATTTTTAGCTGTAATGTCGGACAGACATGATTTTTTTGAAGCAGTGACCGACAGCAAGCTAAACAGTTTAGTAGCAGTAAGTTCTATAGTAAGAGGAAACGCAAAGCATTTAAATTTACCTAAAAAAGCAAGAGACGCTGCTAAAGGTCAGTATACTACCGCTAAAGCTACAGGAAAAATATCAACTGATAATGATGAAGTTTATAAACAATTTAAGGATAAGTTTGAAAAAGTAGTAAACGAATATGTCTCTGTTAAACCTTCTAAGGAAGCAGTAGACCTAGAAAAAGAACGTCTACGGAATGTTGGAGCAGCAGTAGGAGGAGGATTAACACTAGGAGCAGTGAATAATCCTCGATCAGAAGAACAACAGTAACTACTCAGGTTCAAACTCTATAATACCTCCGTTATTCAAATAACTAATAGCTCCCATAACACCCATAAGTTTAG